GATGAAGACAAGCGAACGATCGACCTGCTCGTCGATTTTCTCAACAGCTGCATCGACACGACGACGATGTCGACCGTGGTGGCACAGAAGCTGGCTCAATTGACAGCGGCGATGTCGCCCCCACCAGGCCCGGCTGGGGTACCAGGCACGGCTGGGGTACCAGGCCCGGCTGGGGTACCAGGCACGGCTGGGGCAGCATCGTGACGGACGTACCGGGCAGCGAAGTGGACGATCTAAAGATGGCGGCCGGTCAGCTCTGGAGCTCGTCTCAGAAGGGACCCGCCCCCATCGCCCGGGATCAGCCACCACGCCTTGACGTGCTCCTGTTCAACATATGCCAGCAACTCGGCGTGCTACGATTGCAGTTCGAACAGATATCGCTTCAGTTCGAACAGCTGAAGAAAGAAAAGAAACAAGGAAACGAAGGCAAGTGATGGAAAACACAGAAGGACAAGCAGCATCTACGACGGCCGAGGGCAGCGAGGCAACAGCAACACCCACGCCGCCCACGGAATCGCCCGTCGCGGACACAAAGGTGGAAACCACTATTGAAGGCAGTGACCCCACGATCGACACCAAGGGCGAGGTATCAAAGAAGCCATCGAACATAGAACGTTTCAATGCCAGGCGAAAGCACGACTTGGAGATCAAGCGTCGATCCGACGCCACGGCCGCAAAGGAATACAGGGAGCTGCAGGAACTGCTCGTGAAGGATCCTGATGCCGTCATAGATCGAATACCTGCACTCAAACAACACATCAAGGGTGACAAGGCGAAGTTGCAGGTCCCCAAGACCGTCGAGTCGGAGATCGAGCAACTCAAGGTGTGGAAGGCAAACAAGGAACGCGAGGAATCAGAACGAACGTACAACAAAAATATCGACGCCGATCGAACGTTCTTCAAGGGCATCATCGATAAGAACCCAGACGACTTTGAAGCGGTTCGTGAATTGGGATCCATCGACAACGTCAGGAACACGTTCTACAAGTCGCTTAACGAAGCTGGAATCGATATCAATTCGTTGAATAAGGAAGAGATCGACGATCTCGTCAACGAGGCGGCAAGGATCGAGGAGGATCGATTGGTCGAGCACGCATCAACGACGTTCAAGAAGTTGTCCGGTCTCAAGAAGATCGGCGGTGCATCGCCACCCGCAACGCTGGCGTCCAACGTGGTTGCATCTCCGAAGAAGGCCATGCCAAACAACGCGGCTTCGTTGCCCGTCGCCAGCGGCGGTCGAGCACCCTCTTGGGCTCAGATGGCATCATGGTCCACGGCCAAGCGGGTTGCATACTTTCTTGACGAACAAAAAAGGCTGGGAGCAATCAAATGAGTGCAAAGAAAAGCAACAAGGCCCTCCGTGTTGAAGAGCCCACGCTCGGCTCGCTGGTCGCGACGGCCATGTGTCCCCCGCCATGCGACGAACAGCAACACGCCGTTGTGCCGCCGTCCAACTTGATCACGTCCCCCAACTCACAGAGCGATCATCCGCAGCGGGCGATCTGGAACATCAAATCGGTGACGTTGTCGGTGATGTGGGAATCCCACGATTACATCAGAGCCGGAGCGTTCGGAATCAAGGCAATCAAAGCCGGGCCAGATTGTGAATGGCTGATCATCGATCGAGACGACGGTTCAACGTCCATCTTGCCGATCTCAAACGTGAGGAAGGCAGAGCTTGCCTGATGGGTCACGTGAACTTCAAGTCCTTCAGCCGTGCCGTTCGTTTCGGCACCGATGCACACAAGCTCAAGGGCAAGGAACTCTCTGAGGTCAGGCGCATGCAGGTCGATGAGGAGGACAACGTCAACAAGGCCTGTGCGCTTGTCACGAAGATGATCCTCGACGACGTCAGAACGATCTTCGGTGGCACCGAAGCAGACAAGCCCATTCCACAGAACGTCTACGACCGGCTCAAGGAAAACCAAAGGATCCTCGACAACATGCGAGAGCGCCATCAGAAATCAAAACAGATCGAGCACGACGACGCCGTGCTGCGCGAGTACAGGCAGGCGAAGCAGATGTCCGACGAGGAGATCATGAACATCGTCGGATGCAATCCCAAGGAGCTGATCAACATTCCAAGGGGGAAGCGTGGGCCCAACGAGGAAGGTTGATAGGCAGCTCGCCTTAAGGATCGCCATCGAACGTGGGTTGATCGAGAATCCCTCGATCGTGGCGCTCAAACGATCCCTGTTCCCGGAGCAGCTAGCATTCGCAACGGACACGTCGTCAAGAAAGCTGGCGGCCCTGTGTTCCAGGAGATCGGGCAAGTCTTGGGCAGTCGGTGCAAAGCTCTGGATCGAGGCGGCGACGAACGCCGGTTGCAAGGTCGCATACCTTTCTGGAACCAGAGGCGAGGCCGAACGAACGATGTGGCGAGACATCCTCATGGTCCAGGCAAAGCTGTGTAACATCAAGTGCGAGTTCAAGGTCGGTTCACTGACGATCGAGCTTCCAAACGGATCGATGATCATGCTGATCGGTGCGGATCGAGATGACGAGAAGCAGAAGATCGTCGGTCAGAAGTTCAGGTTGATCTGCATAGATGAAGCACAGGATTGGAAGATCAACCTCGAGGAGTTCATAGAACGCGAGATATGGCCTCTGTTGGGCGATTGGCACGGCACGGTCACGTTGACAGGAACGCCGTCAAACGAAAGGCGCTTCTTCTACTTCGTCACCGCCTCAGAGGCAGAGGGCCTGGACGACGATCGCAGGAAGAAGGGTTGGCGGGTCCACAGGTGGATCGCGAAGGCGAATCCACACTATGACTACGATCGTGAGACAAGAGAGGCGTTGGCAGAGGATCCCACTCGAGAGCAGACGCCGACGTGGCGACAGATGTGGTGTGGCGAATGGACGTTCAACGAGGAGCTGCTCGTCTATGCAGGGATCGGATGGAAACACGTCGTCGACCGGCTTCCGGTGATAGATCCAAGTGACCGGTGGCGGTACGTACTGGGAGCCGACACCGGCAGGCGGGATGCATCGGCGATCGTGACGTGCTGTTACTGCAGATCAAGGCCTGAGCTGTACGTTGTCGACGTGTGGAAGGCGGGAGAAAAGGACATCATCGAGTTTGCACAGGTCGCCGAACAGAAGCGTAACGCCTTCAAGCCACGCAGGATGATCATCGATCCGGCAAACGCTCAGATGGTCCTGACGCTTCAACAACGATTCAACCAACCTTGGGAATCCGCCGACAAGCGTGACAAGTCGAAGTTCATGCAGCTGCTTCATGCAGACGTCTCGAGGCGGCACGTGCTCTTCGTTCGAGGATCGCCGGAGATCCTACTCAACGAGATGATGGAGCTCTCGTGGGATCGTCGAGAGAAGGAAAAGGATGGCACGCTCCGGCCTTGTGAGGGACAAGAGGACCACGCCACTGACGCGTTTCTCTACGCCTGGCGGGATTGTTATCACTTTCGTGCCAAACCCGAGGAGTTCGAGAAGAAGCCACCGCCGAAGCCCGACGACGTCATGTTCGAACGTGCGAAGGCAGCGGCCGTCGCTCGTTATCGTAGGCAGGCAGGCAATCAGTTCAGGCAGGCCATCGATCGATCAAAGTGGGTGCGTTGATCGATCATTCTGCTAGTTAATGACTAGAACAACGCTGTACGCTCAGCGAAAGGATCAAAGAACATGACCGTAGCATCGACGCTAGCTAACACATACCTCAAACAGAACTACAAGGTGGCTCCCGCTCTGTCGTTCAACCTCCTTGAGGACTTTCCCGCCATCAAGATGCTCGTTCGAACGAAGAATGCGTATGCTGAGATGGGTGGTTCTTACCAGGCATATGCTGCCTCTGACGGTCCTGCCAACGGAGGCTCCCCTGACTTCTCCACGGCTCAGGGACAGGCCAAGCTCAACATGTACGGATCCGGCGGACAGTTCCTCATTCCTCCGGTCAGCTACAACATCGTCACTCGTTTTCCTGGCATCTTCGCCGCTCAGGCCGCCACGAACGAGACTCGCTTCATCAGCGTCCTTGACAAGTCGATGAAGGATGCGTACTACAAGCTTCTTCAGGACATGTCCTCTCAACTCTGGGGCAACGGTTACCAGGTCATCGGACAGGTCTCGGCGATCACGACAACGAACGTTGCGAACGACACGATCGTCCTTGTCGATGCAAACACACTTCAGAACTTCTATCCACTCTCATCGTTCATCGATGTGGCGGCCTCTTCGAACAGCGGAAACCTTCGAGCCCGCGGCACCGGCATCACGACTATCGGCATGCAGGTCTACAAGGTGGACCCCAACATTCCGGGCCTCGTCTTCGCTCAGTCGGTCACCGACGCAACGAACGGCATTCCTACCCTCGCGGTAGGCGACTACATCTTCATCGCTCAGGCGAACGCATCGACGACCGCGGTCTCTCAGCAAGGCTTCATCGGTCTGGCACAGCTCTGCCCCACCGGCGGCGTTGCTCAGACGGAGACGAGCTTCTTCAACGTCGATCGTCGAAATAGCCGTGGCTACGTCGGTACCAGCTTCAACGCTAGCGGTTATTCTAGCCTCACCGATGCGATAACGACCGCCCATGCCGTTCACCAAGGCCAACGTCACCAGAGCGTGAATCGATTCGTCTGCAACGCACTGACCTTCAATGCCGTTCAGAAAGAACTTCGCGATCGAGATCGAACGAACCCGGTCGTGACTCAGCAACGGGTCGTTGCGGCACTGGACCTGATTCAGGACGGTCTTCTGGAAAAGGATTCTGAGGACGGCTTCATTCGTGGCATCGACATCGGTGGCGCCCTGCTCGTCAAGGACCCCTCGGTCCCGTCGAACGTGATCTGGGGCTTCAAAGAGGGCGAGCTCGAGTACCTTCCCCTTGCGGACGGCTTAGTTCCCTGGGACCAGGACGGCCTAGGCCCGATGGTCAGAGCATCCGATGCTGATCAACTTGAGATCAGACACATCGCCTACCACAACGTGTTCAGTTCCAAGCTGAACAACATCATCAACATTCAGATCAATCCGGTCACTGCTTGATCCTTGTCAAGGATCTGAAGGAAACAAGGAAATAGAACATGTACACACTCTACAGAACGCCATTTGGACAGACGAAAGAAGTCCGCGGCAAGATCGTGCTGCTCAACTCGAGCAGCGTCATGCCACCGATAACGTTCGCTAACGGAACAATTCAGTCCGGCAGCCACGTCATCTCATCGACGGTTCAGATGGGTGCAGGCTCCGCTGTCGGCACTCAGGAGATCGGGGATGGCGTCTACAAGACGTGGTTGGGCGGCGCGCTTCCACCCAATGCAATCCTGTCTCCAGGAATCGATTCGATGCCGGTCACCGGAACAAACGCTCAGGCCGTCACGGCAGGAACGTACACTCAGGAATTCGTCCTGCTCGGGTCCGGTTCCAATCCGTTCTCGCCAAATAGCGTCAGCGGAAGCTACATCCAGTGGATCAACAGCAACGGGACCGTCCCGATCACGCCGTCCATTCCTCTGGTCGTCTTCTTCGGCGCCGCTATCACCGAAAACAAGAATGCAGGAAACTGATGAAGCCTCGATCTCCCAAGCTCGTCCACATAATCTCCTTCATGAAAGGCAGGCCGCCTGGCGGCATCGATCATGCCGCTGAAGGCGACGAAGGCGATTCCTACGTTGCGACCGACGAAGAGAAGGAACACATGTCAGGATTGATCGATGCCATCAAGGCAGACGACGTTGAATCTGCATGTGAGTGGATGCACAGGTACCTAACGATCAAAGACGAGGGCGGCGGAGAGGCACCACCCACGGAAGAATAACAACGACTGCGCAAATTGTAACCTTTCTTGGGTGGTGCCTTCCATTCGGTGCCACCCAAGTTCGTTCGCCGTGGCGCCTTCGCCTGGCACCTGGTACCTAGTTAATTCATGACACTATTCAGCGACGTTGCGAACGACGTTCTCAATCGCCTTAACCTTCAGAACAGCGAGGAACCAAACAGCGCTGAGCTTCTTGTCTACCTCGGTCAATCTCAACTGGCTCTGTACGATCTTGTCATCGACCACGACATGTACAAAGTCAAGTACTTTCAGACGGTGGCAACGCCGAACGTCAACGGCATCGGACAGATTGGGTTTGCGCTTCCTTCCGACTTCTACCGTGAACGAGCTCTGGAGAAGTCGATGAGCGTTGCGGGCCAGTGGATCAACTGCAGCAAGGCTCCGTATTCGCAGAGAAACAACTCCGTCTTTCAAACGTCGATGATCGGCACGTACAACCTACGCTACTATCCGACGATGCCGATGCCGGCCTCAAGCCAGGTGGCGATAGATCCCATGTTCGATTCGACGGGTTGGTGGGAATGGATGTCGCTTGACACCTGCATCAAGGTTCGCATCAAGCTCGAGCTCGATCCTTCAGCATATGCAACTCAGATCCAGGCCGTGAGGAACAGGATCGTCCAAGCGTCAAATCGCCGCGATCAGGACCAAGGAAAGCGGCTCGATCCATTCCGCGGTCGCCAACGATCGGGCTGGTACGGACCATCAGGCTGCGGCATGCCCACCGCGGCAGGCCCCGCACCGTTCGTCGGACCATTCGTTTCGTACATCATCGAAGGAACGACGGTGTTGCTCGTTCCGGGTGGAGACATCTAACGTGACATCGACCCTGGCATCCAGCTCATTCACGTTCAACGTCGTGCCGTTTTCGCAGCTTCGAGATGAGGATCCAAACAACACGCAGCTGAGGATCGGATCGTCGATCGGCAGCATCAAGTCGTCGTTCGCAACCCTTCAAACGATCGTCAATCAGATCGGTTCAACGACCGTTCCTGATCCAATAACGATCACGGGTGCAGGCGGAACGACGGTCACTCAATCCGGCAACGACTTCACCATCAGCTCGTCAACAACGTCCAGCTTTGCTGATCCAAACGCAGCGTACGTCCTCGGCGAGGCAAATCCCGCCCTCCCACGTTCGATCGTGGCGGTCGGCGAGGGCAGCGTTGTTGTATCTATGGCCAGTGGGTCGTTGGTGATCTCAGGGTCGGTCGTCGCCATCAGTGCGGTCGGCGGTACCAGCGTCATGGAGAACAGCGGTTCGACCAGCTTCGTGTTGTCGTCGTCCATCGTCCAGCTGGATTCAACAAATTCATTCATCAACGTCGTTGAGGACAGCGGATCGAGGTTCACGTTGTCGGGAAACGTCGTGCAGGTCGCGGGCGTGGGCGGCACGTCTGTCTCAGTCGATCAAACGGGCAGCTACTTCACGGTGTCGTCGTCCGTGGGCGTGCATAACATATCGGGTCTGGGTCTCGCGCAGGTCTCCAGCTCTGGATCCAACTACACCATCAACGTACCCCTTCAGAACGCTGCGGATGCGAATGCATCGTACGTTCTGGAATCGTCTGACGCCGGGCTTCCCAACTCGTGGGTCCTCGCTGCCACGGGTTCGGTGTACCTCTTGACGGGAACGAATTCGTATGGCAACAGGTCGCTGATATTATCAGCATCAAACACGTGGTTGACAGGATCGGGTGGCACGTCGGTGCGGCTGTTGTTCTCAGGGTCGACCACCGTCGTTTCATCGTCGGTGTTTCAAGTCGTGTCAGCAAACACGGCGTCGATCGGTGTCGTTGCTGATTCTGGATCGAGGTTCACGCTGTCAGGAAACGTGCCGCAGATCACGAGCAACACGCAGACGGTCACCGTCGATAATACACACAGCTACTTCACTCTGAGTGGATCGCTCTACAATTTCTTTGGCGTCGGCGGCGTCAGCGTCACGACTGGGAGCGGCGGATCGACGGTCTACGTCTCAGGATCCGCTCAAACGGTGACCAACATCTCGGGTTCGGGTGGAATTCGGGTCACGAACGCCGGGTCGGACTACGTCATCTCAGGAACGCTTCCCACCGTCCAGAATATCATCGGATCAAACGGCACCATGGCGACAACGACCGGAACGACGGTCGTTATCAGCTCTGCCAAGCCGGAGACCGGTGCAGAGTTCATCCTGTTGGCCGCAACGGGATCGCTGCCAAACGCTCGAACGATCACGGCAGGAACCGGAATAACGCTCACTGATTCAGGAGCCGGTTCAGCCTTGACGGTGTCAGCAACGGGTGGTGGATCCATAACTCTGTCAGGCGACGTCGACGGCCTGAGCAACGCAAACTACGTCAATGGAATCGCCGGTGCCAACGCAGCGTTCGTCTGGACAAAGACGACATCGTCTCCAGAGTTGATTCAACAGGGCCAGACGACGGACGTCGTCACGAACGCGATGACCGTCCAGGCCCAGAACGCGTACACGTCGGCTGCGACCAACACGACTGGCGGCACTCTGGTCCTTCGAGGTGGCTATGGAAAGTCGAACAGCCAGAGTGCAATGCTCAACCTCGGTGGTGGCACGTCGATAGCGAACGGGACGACGTCGCAGATGTATGTCGATACGATCTACTTCTACAACACGTCATCCGCTGCAAGGTTCAGCATCAACACGAACAACAACACTGTCACGATCGCTCCAATCACGACCGACACCGGCGGATTGGGATCGGCTGCAGCCGTTTGGTACCAGGCATTCATACAATACCTGACGCTGACCGGCGTCTCTCAGTATGCAGTCCTCTACGGCGGTGGCACCGGCTCTGCGGTTTCAGGCGTCTTGATGGGAAACAACACGTTCCTCTGTGGCAGCGCCACGGCACCGTTTGCGTCTACGAAGGTCCTGTACAACGACACCACGCCGTCGTTCTATCCCGTGACGAACAACAACGGAAACATCGGCCTGTCATCAAATTATTGGACAAACGCATACGTAACGTACTACTATGCTAGCGGCTTCGTCGACACACCGACGCTCTACATCACCGGCATCGCAGCGAACGACATCATCATCGGCGGAGGAGCCGGCGTATGCACCGGTCTGGCCGTCACGAACAACGCGTTCGTCATCGGTAGCGCAGGCGCGCCGACGGCGTCGACGAGGTGGTTCTGGTACGATTCGACCTCAACGTTGCTGTGGGAACCCACTGCATCGGCACCCACTCTGACGAGCACCGGCGGCGCCTGCAACGTCTACAACAACGCTCAGACCGGTCAACTCTACCACTACAACCCGTACGGACCCATCACGACGGCGCTGGGCAGCGTCCCGTCGGCCCAGAGCACTTTCGCCACGCCGATCCAACAACAACAATGGCTGAACAGGCAATGGACGGGAAGCAACACAAGTTTCAGTTCTACGGCTTTGTTGACCGTCACTGCACCGACGTCTAACACGGTCATTGCCTTTGAAATACACTACATTGGAAGATCGGGTGCTAGCGCTCCAATAAGCGGCGTTTCATACGTCAATGCATCGTATTATTCGAGCGTTTGGACAATCAACCCCGTCTCAAATGACATCCCGTGTGGTGGTAATGAGTATCTTCCTCCGGTGTTTTCGTTGGTATCAAGTAGCAACACGATAACGTTGTACATGGCAGGATGTTACAATGCCATGGGCGGCGCGACGTCGGCAGACTGGCAAATCATGATCAATTATTCGATCATGTGATCAATCGCAGCAATAGACGATCACGCCAGCAACTCCGTTGGGGACGTTGTCAGAAACAAACCCAACACAATCCGTGGGAGCGCTACCCACCGTTTCACAAAGATACGCAGTTGCCGGCCGTTTTCCGTTACGCTCTTCACAGGCAACGACGGGATCTAGGTGGTCCTGTGTAACCCAGTCGGTTTGCATGGCAGTCAAGGAACTGCACCATGAGGGAGGCGTGGCGGCATCCTGCGAATCAGCTGCGTCCCTATCGTCCTCAACACCTCGTTGGGCATCGGTGGCATTCTCCACGGCGCCACCACAATGAGTGCTTGCCATTGCCAGCGCCACGATGACGCCGGTGAACCACGAGACCTTATCGATTGTTGTCATTTCTCTTCTCCATCATTCGCCTTGCATCGGACAGTATCGACCGCGGTTTCTCAACGACGCTCGTCACGTATTCCATGATGATGTCGTTCTTTTGTCCCTTGACCGTGATCCAGAAGGCCCGATTGTCCTTCGTCCTCTCGATCACCAACGTCAGCTTTTTCTTATTCACTTCGTCTCCTCCGTTCATTGACCATAAGTAGATGGTACAACATAGTAGTTGCCATGTACACTGCAACGAATGGCCGTTGCAACGAGCTTGGCATCTCGCCCCTTGACATACTTAAGAGCATGTCAGATCCTCAATCTCCAAACATGGGCCTGTGGCTTCCCGTGTACGGTACGTCCACGTGGCAGAGCCAGTTCAATGAGATCGTTTCAAACTTCTCGACGGTCGATGCTCACACTCATGTCAGCGGATCAGGCGTTCCCATAACGACTGCAGCGATGTCGATCAACAGTGACCTCACGTTCAACGCCTACAACGTTTCGGATGCTCGATCGGTTAGGTTCTTCAACAACCCGTCGACGCTGTCTGGGGGCGGCGACGTGGCATCTGCCTACGTGTTCAACGGAAACCTGTGGTTCAACACGTCGACGGGTCAGCAGGTTCAGCTGACAAATAACGGTGGTCTAGCGACGAACGGATCGGTCGCCATCTACGTGCCGACGACGGTCGCAAGCAACATGACGATTCCATCGAACGCCGCGTACAACGCGCTTCTCGTCGACACCTCATCATCAAGGACGATCACCCTTCCAGTCGCCAGCACTCAGTCAGCCGGCAAGTCGTTCTACATCAAGGACATCGGTCAAACCGGCGTCAACACGATAACGTTGGCAGTGCAATCGACGAATACGTTGGAGAAGACAACGTCCCCGATCGTTCTCAGTCAGCCTGGAATGGCCGTGATGGTGATGTCCGATGGTTCAAACGGTTGGTGGCTATTCTACGAGTGTCAAGAGGACCGAGTTCGTGGCAACGTCGAGTTCCTCAAGAACGTCACCGTCGATGGAACGATCAACCTCTTGGGAATCACAACGTTGGCAAACCAACTATTGAATGAATCGTCGATGATCGGCGTCGGATCGAGCATCGGAGCAGCGGCGACGTCGCTTCCAAGCATTCAGATCGATGCGGGTGGAAACCTCGTCCTCGTCAGGGGTGGGACGGAGACCGTGGAAACCGGCTGTTCGCTAAACTGCGCTGACGGATCGACGGTCAACCTCGTCGGCACCAACACGATCAGCGGTCACACGACAATCGACCTCAATCCCGGCGACACATTCAACGTTGGCTCGGGCGTCAACTCAACGTTCAACAGCCCGATCGTGGCAAACGACGGCATCCTATCGTCAAACGACATCACCGTGCAGTCGTCTGGATCGATCAACCTCATGGCTACCGCAGGCATCGTCACCGTCGATGGTGAAACGGTGCTCGTCGGTCGCACTGCCACATTGGGTGTCACGATCGACGCTGCCTATGTTGGAAAAACGGGAACGATCACGGTTGGAACAAACAACACCGGCGTCGTGACCCTCCAACCATACACGGCGATCAACCTACAGAGTGAAAACATCTCCATCGGTGAGAACAACTCCGCGATCAACATCGGAAACAACTCAAACGCCACCATCACGATAGGTGGAGACACGACGAACACGACGACGATCAACGGACACGTCGTCCTTGGAACGAACACGACGGTGACACCCATTGGCCTGCTGACCACTCCCGACCTCGTCGTTGGAAACGGCACCAACGGTGCCAGCATGACGCAGTACATCGCGACGATCAATCCATCGAGTTCAGCGTATGTTTCTGCTCCATCCGTGGAGCTTCAGGCGACCGGCGGCACGCCGGCAAACATCACTCTGACACCTGGAAACGTCTTGATCAACGGCACCGTCGCAATCAATTCAGGAATCTCCATGAACAACGGCAGTTCGATCTCCTGCGGCGGAGCGAACGGTTCGACAGGAACCGTTCAGAACGGTTGCAAGACACTGAGCCTCAGCGACTTTTCCAGTGGCACGTATTCGAACCCTTCAAACGCAATGAACTTCGTCATGACGCAGAACCCGCTGTCTGACCTGACGATCATCGTTCCGAACATCGCCGGCGGCCCATTCACGTTGGCGATCACCTTCAGCTACACCTCTTCGTTCGCGATCTACTTCAAGACAGCATCAGGTGTGCCAAAGACGGCGATACACGCAGGTGAGACCTCAACGAATGGCTACATCTGTGACGGCGCAAACAACCTGTACATAATCTACGGTCCAGGATGATCGCAGTGACGTCGCCATTCGAGGGAACAACATGACAGCTATGATACCTGAATCCGTCGTTGCAATACCGCTGAGCAACGGTCTTGATCTCAAGGTCGACAAGAAGACCGCAGCGATCGGAACGATGCTTCGTTGCGAGAACGTTACGTTCGAACGAATCGGTCAGATAGCAAAGCGTCCGGGTTGGCAGAGGCTACCAAACAACGTCATCGGCACCGGCGATCACCTCACGACGGGAAAGAGCCTGTGTCAGTTCCGCGACGAGTTGCTGGCGTTCGATGGAAACGATGCATACGTCAACGTCACCGGCAACGGTTGGATGGATCGCGGTCAATTGACGACCACGTCGCAAGAAAACACCGAGTTGATTCGCAACGACTTTGAACAGCTGGCACCGGTGTCGTGTTCGTTGGGAAACCTGACCGTCACCGTGTGGAGCGACTCCCGTGGCACGCTTCGTGTCTCTACGTGCACCAACGATACGTCAACGATAACGATCGACGATCAACAGATAGATTCACAGTCGATCTGGGTTCGAACGTTCGCATTCAAGGGATCGATCGTCGTCCTGTTTTCCTCAGGTGCAGACATCCAGTACTTCACCGTCGATCCAAACGTTCCAACGGTGTTAGGCAACGTCGCCGTGCTGTTACCCAGAGTGATGATAGGATCAGAAAACGGCTTCATCGATGCATGCGTTTCCACGGATGCGAGCCGGTTCTCCGTCCTGTGGTCAGCCGGTGGAACGACGCAGGTCGCAACGTTCACTTCGCTGTCGTCATACGTTCAGACCGGCCTCGGATCATATGTCCAGCCGCGATCGATCTGTGCAGATTCTTCTGGATACAACTGGATCTTCATCAACGATTGTCCGACGCAGCTATTGAGGCTCAACGCTTCCAACGCGACCGTGTCAACCGTTCAGTTTACAAACAACGTCACGTTCGATCAGATGACGATGTGTGAGGTCAATCAACAGACGAACGAAATTTCGTTGTTTGGTTACGTGGGTGCCACGCAACAAACGTACAGGGACAACGTACTGCCATTTCAATCAGTTGCGGTCTCGTTCACGCCTTGGAAGCTTGGAATCCAGCCGTTGAGCAAGCCATTCACCGTCAACGGCAACCCGTTCGTGTTCGTTCAATACCAACTTGGATTGCAACCGACGGCGTTCCTCATCACGTTTGATCAGCCCGCTCACGTCGTCCTCGTCAACAGGCCAAGTGCCCTCGGACCATCGTCTCCGCCCCTGCAGTCGCCCACGTCGCTGTTCGATAACGTTCTAAGGTTTGCCGTTGCTTCAGGAACTGCACCCTCAGGTGTCGGCCTCGTCGACGTTACGTTCGTTGAAGCACCGTCGGTCGGCAACCAGAACTTCGTCCAGACGCCTCCCGTCTCGACGACGCAGATCGACAACACGTGTCTGGTCTGCACCGCATCGGGTCTCAAGTCGTACGACGGTCACGGCTTCGTTGAACAAAACTTCTACCTCTTTCCATCGTCGATAGAGGCGTTCGACAACTACGGTGGCGGTCTCATGTCGACGGGATCGTACGTCTACGCTTGTTGTTACAAATATCAGGACTCTCAAGGTCAGGTGACGAGGTCAACGACGACAACGTCGGCGCCGATATCGATCAACATCAACGGCGATTCAACGACCATCATGGTCAGCACCCTTCCATTGACGAACAGGTCAACGTACGTCGTCGAGGTCTACAGGTCACAGGCAAACCAATCAGGTGGCGCGATGTACCTCGTCGGCTCCATGATCGTCGACCCATTCCAACAGGGACTCTACGTAACGTTGACTGATTCCCTTCCGGATACATCGATCATCTCAAACCAGGAACTGTACACGGCGAGCAACGCCATCGTTGATTATTCGCCGTTTCCACCCGCAACGATGTGCTGCACGTGGCAGTCTCGAGTGTGGATTGCAGGCGATCCAGCGGCGCCGAACTCCCTCTACTTCAGCAACGTCTCCGTTCCAGGCCAGGCGCTTGAGACGAACAACACAAACGTCATCTACGTCGATAGCTTCGGTGGAGATCGAATAACTGCCCTTGCATCGATGTCGAACGTGCTCCTCATCTTCAAGGAACGGGCGATCTACTACATCAATGGATCCAACGGACCCGGCCCCGGCGGTCTGCAGACGAATCCATGGCCATCGCCTGTCCTCATTCCAGGAGACGTTGGTTGCATAGACGAGGCCTCGGTCGTCCTCGCAGGCAACTTCGGCGTGTTCTTCAAGTCACACAAGGGAATCTACTGCATCGGAAGCGGTCTATCGATCCAATACGTCGGAGCTGCGATCGAACCATGGAATGGCAACAGCGTCACCTCAGGTGTCCTCCATCAGGACAAGGGTCAGGTCCGCTTCACGTTGGCCGATGGAGCGGCTCCGTCACATCCCTATTCGGGAAGGCCCTATTGTCCCGGCGACGGCGATAGCACGATGCTCGTCTACAACTACTTTCCTGATCCCACAGGAAACCTGATCACTCAGTGGTGTGAGTACACTGGATTGGGTGCGGCCGGATCGATCATCTACAACGGCGTTCACACCCTCATAACGACCCTAGGAGAGGTATGGCAGGAGACCGACCCATCGTTGAACGTGTTCGATGACCCGTACGGCTTCTATCCGATGCTCATAGAGACGAACGAGATCAGGCCGTTCGGATCGATGCAGATGTTCCATCCGTGGCACTGCTACGTCGAAGGAACGTACGTTGGATCCAACACGATCGCCTGCAGCTTTGCATACGATGGAGCCCCGTTCAACGGCGACGTTGCACGCGTCAATTCAACCAACACGTTTTTCAATCAGGTCAGTTCGGATCCATCGATCCAGCTCTATCGACCATTCATCGTGGACTTCAGACCAAACAAGAAGGTATCGTCGATCAGGATCAGGTTGGAGGACATTCAGCCGACGCAGCCAGAATCAGGATCATCCGGCGGGTTCAAGCTCAGCGACGTTGTCCTCCGCGTCGGTCAACTCAATCGTGGACCGTTCACGAGCAACCCTCAGAAGGCCTGAGACGGCGTCGATCGCGGTCAAAGGATTGAAACAAGCCCCGTGCCTTGCTCGTCACCCGTGAACCCACAGTGGGCCCGCATGAACCTTGCCAATCGCCGGTCGCCGACCAACGTTGTCACGTAATCGTAACCGAGACGTCGTGCTTCGTTCTTCGTGTGGTTGACGATTCGCTTCATGATCGATATTCGTTCGAACGGATCAGTCCCGTTGAGGTCGCATAGGCCTTCGTCGATGATCGCTCGCTTGCTATTCGTCAGCCACAGGAAGAGGCACGCAACGGGAATGCCACCGAGCGTTGCCACGTAGCCGGTCTTGAGAGGAAGGTAACCGGGGACCAACGTTCGACCGCCGGTCCAGGTCTGGATCAACTCGGCGTGAACGACGTGATCGAACGCGACGATGTCGATTTGCTTCTCCACACGAATACGTATTGCCATGGCCAGCACTCCCTCAGCTATTCAATCAGGTCCCGGCGGTTACGATGCCGGCACATGGAACGCAGCATACAACAACAACTCCGACCTCACTGGAGTCGGTCAGAGCGCCACAAACCTAGCGAGCCAAGTGCAGAACGAACAAGCGCCTCAGGCAACGGCGGCAACGCTCGGGCCAGCGCCGACGGTTCAGGCAGCGAACGCAGGATACGCAACGCTGGCACCGACCGCCGTTGCGAATGCGCCAGGCGTGTCTCAGACCGGCGCTCAGCAACAGCAAAACCTGATGGGAACGCTTGCATCAGAGGCCGCCGGAAACGGTCCATCGTTGGCTGACCAACAGCTTCGGACGGGTCTAGCACAGAACAACGCACAGAACCTCGGCATGGCCGAAACATTGGGTGGCAGGAACAATGCAGGCGCAATGCGACAGGCGATCCAACAGAACAACCAAGCAGGCCAGAACGTTGCTGCACAGGCGGCCACACAGAAGGTCAACGAACAGATCAATGCTCAGAACCAGCTTGCCAGCGTTGCTGGGACGGTTCAAGGACAGAACCTCGGCGAGGCCCAATACGGCCTAGGCGCAAACGAATTCAATGCGGGTCAGGCAAACAACATGGCGGTGACGCAGGCCGGTTACCAGCAACAGGCCGGCCTTCAAACGTCGGCTCAGCAACAGGCCGCAAACCTTGCCAACCAACAGGCGGCCATCACGTACGGCACCACCGGTGCAGGGTACCAGCAGGCCGTCAACCTTGCAAACCAACAGGCCAAGGCGAACCAACAGCAACTCGCAGCACAGACGGGCCTGTCAGCCGAGCAGATCGCATACAACGCCGCGCAAGCAGGTCATCAAAACATGATCGCGGGTCAGGCCCAAAGCGCAACCGACAACGCAACGATGTTCAACGAACAGAACATGAGCACGCAGAACACCAACCAGATGATCGGTTCCGGTCTCAGCGCAGGCGCACAGGGATTGGGAATGGCAACGATGTTATCAGATCGACGGGCAAAGAACATCAAAGGCGATGCGCCTGATCAGGTGACCGAGTTTCTGGAGAGCCTCGGTCATCCACACGAGTACACATACAAGGATCCAAACGTGGGAGGATCGGGCAAGTTCGTCGGTCCGACCGCACAGGAGGTCGCGTCGACAAAGGTCGGCAAGAACCTGGTAGAGGACACGCCCGAAGGAAAGGCGATCGCGGTGCCTCACACGCTTGGAACGGCGTTGGCAGCGATGGGTCAGCTTCACAAGCGACTCAAGGAACTTGAAAACAAAAAAGAACGCGGAGCCTAATCGATGAACGTAGATCCAGAGACGAGTTCGAGAGCTGCTGATCCCAGTGCAGACCTGCAGGCTGCCCCTGCTGCTGCCCCCGCTGCGGCCACACAACCCTTCGATGTCGCCGCTGATGCAGCCCCACAAGTGCCGTTCGATGCCACGAAGGTTGATGGCCCCACCGTCCCGGCAACTGAACCTGTTCAAGTCGATCAAGCGGATGCAAACATGGCACAGAGAGTGCAGGGGTCGGTGGCGATGCCGCCTGCAGGTCAAGTGCCACAACCAACGGTGGCAGGGTCCCATCAATCTGCTGAACAACAACAGCTTGCGTTGGCCGGTGCCGAGGACAAGTCGAATGCAGCGCTCGGTGTCTCCTTAATGGATACGACCAGTGCCATTGCACAGGCACAGAAAGATGCCAACGAAAAATCTCAGCTTGCGAAGCAACAAGCACTTGAAGACGATCGCGTCCAACAACTCATCAATCAAAAGAGGTACGACGACAACCGCGCTGAGGAGACGAATCGACAACGCGACGTTGATGCAGACACGAAGGACATGCTCAACATGAAGGTCGATCCGTCCAGGCTCTTTCACGGAAACACCGGGGCAGGCGCAACGATCTTTGCAGTGTTGGCTGGGCTGCTTGGGACCGCAGGAAGCTACTTTTCAAAGGATCCCGTCAATCACGGGATCGAATCTGTCAACCGCGTCATCGACAAGGATATCGAAGCACAAAAGGCAAACATATCGAACAAGCAACGTGCGTTGCAACAGAAGCAAGAATCGCTCAAAGACTTCCATTCTAACATCGTGGACGACGCCATTCACGAAAACCAAATGCGAGCCGATGGGTACACGAAGGCGATGGCCATGGTCGACGTCATTGCACATGGATCAGACAACGAAATCGTTCAACAGAACGCAAACAAGGCCCGTGCCGAGATCCAAAAAAAGATTGATGAAACGACCCACGCGACGGCGACGTTGCGTGCCGATCAACAGGCAAAACGAGAACAGCAAGCCGCCATGGTTGCCGCTCAAGCGTCGAACAGAGCATATGCAGAGCAGGTGAAGGATGCAGATTCTCTACGTAAGGTCCAAGAAGGAACTGCCCTTGCTGAGGCGAAGGAAAATGCAAAGAACGGTGGCAATGGGAATGGGAACCCGAACCAGCTTCAGACCATAGTCAAGAATTACACAGCATCGATTCCGCATGATGCCAATGGAAATCCCACCGGTGACATGCCCGGATCGTCTTCGAACGCAGCGTTGGGAGCGGCGACCAACATGGTGTCTCGAACCTATCAAACGGATCACGCACAACTTGTGGAGATGGCAAAAGGTGCATTGTTACAACAAGGCAGCCGTGTTTTGGATCCCGCACAGGCCATGATTCAATTCTTTGGTAGTGAACATCCTAGCAACGATCAGATCAAAGATGGCATCTACCGCGCAAAAAAGATTGCCATGGCTCCGAAGGCCGGAGGATCAAGGGGTGCTGGATCACAATCCGACGACGAAACCGGTGACAAGTGAACACTCAAGCAGACATCGATGTTGCCATCGAGAACGGCAAGAGGCTCGCTGAGCAGTATGCACCCAAGCGGCCGCCGGCTGACAAACAAGAAGAAGAAGAAAAAGAAGAACCGCGGGTCCTTGCCCACGGTGGATTGTTGGGAACAGGACTCGGCGGCAGCGATCATATGGTCCCTGCGTCCGCATACGACAAGAACACGATGGGAACGCCTGGTGATCAGATGCTCTCCTACGCGAATGCTGTCGGACACGGCATCATGGAGTTTCCTGGAACGCATGCCATCGTCAACGCGACGCGCGAGGCGGGAAACTACATCAATCCAGACCAAGCTGAAGCAACGAACAAACGCTTTGAACAGGCTGAAAACGATCGCGACAAGGCAGCACGGGAACACTCAATCTTGAACTTCGTTGGCGAACAACTTCCGTATCTCGCGTTGTCCGGACCGGCCGGTGAGATAGGTGAATTGGCACGCGGTGCAGTCCTTGGCGAACGAGGCCTTGTCGGCGCCACAGAAGCGGCGAACGTTGCTACAACGGAAGTGCTTCCAAAGCTCAGCGTCGAAGCCGCAATGCGTGGCATCACCAAGGGCGTCGCTGAACCGTTGGTTGAACAGGCAATCGCACCCGGCATTGGAAAGGCGGCGACGGCGGACTTTCTTCGATCGATGTCCGGCGATGCGGGCTATGCAGAGATCAAGAACGCATCTTCGGCCATCAAGGATGCAGTCGCCGCCGTCCTTGAGGACGTTGGCAACGGTGGCATACGTGATGCAGAGACCATCGGTCGGGTCACTCAGATCGCAAAGGATGCAGGTGAAGCAGCGGCTCCATCGCTTTCAAGGCGCGTTCTAGCATCGGTGGTCGATAACGCAGTCCAAGGCGCGGTCTATTCGTCACCAGACGTTGCAAAGGACCTGTTCGAAGGAAACCCGTCGTTGGCTGCAGAGAGGCTATCCTGGAGCATGGGATTGAACGCCGCCATCGGTGGTGGATCAGAACTCATCGAAAGGTCGTTGAAGGGCGCGCAGGGATCTCTTGCTCGGGCCGTCGATCGAGCAGAGGTCGCTCGAAAGACCGTTCCCGCGGAGGCATATGACGAGTCGAGGTTTGCCGCCAGGTCGGCACTCAATGACGTCGACGAACACATCAAGAACGATGCCGGTGCGGGTCCATTCGCGACCATCAACGGCGATGCGAGCGATCCCGGCCTGAGAAACACGATCGAATCATCGCTTCTCAAGAACGAGGACAAGAATCCCGTCAACGGCGATCTAGCCGGCGTGTTCGGGAACAAACCAAAGATCGTCGAGGAAAGGCAAGCGACCGACGAGTTGATCCAGAAACTCGTCAACGGAAAGAAGCAGGAACTCACCGCTGTCGACCTTCACGACCTCGAGGGAAAACTCCTCGCTCAGTCAAAGGAACGAAACATCAGCGACGACGTTCGAGACTTCAGGGAACAGCTTCACAACGACGTCAAGGACTACGTCAAGCAACGCGTCAATGACCGCGTGCTTCCACCGGAAATTCGAGCTCGGGTCGATCAGAACCTCGACATGCAGGACAAGTTCGAACACGCCTACGTCCAGGGAAAACCCGAGCTTGCCAACGAACGACCTCAGGAAGCAGTTCACCGTTGGCCCGACGCTGACCCACGTGTGCACGATCCTTCGACTGAGGGTGTTTCCCCACAAACGCCGCTCGGGTCACCCTCCGGTCTGCACAGCGCCTTCCAGGTGGCAAACGCCGCAAAGAATGCCGGGTCGAAGTTTGCCACACCGATCGTTGCATTTGCGACAGGACACGTGGGGATCGGTTCGTTGCTTGCACTGCCTGCCGCGATCAGTGCGCTCAAGGACATGGCGCTTTCAAGGGGAATCGCTTCGAGGACGTTGGGAAGGCTTGCAAACGCTGGATCCGAGGCGTTCGGCGCTCTTGCACATTCCAACGTCAAGGATGCCTGGCAGGCAAGGATGTTGCAGGCTGCGAAGGGATCCGGCATTGCCGTTGCTTCAAGGGACATCTCGAACAGGTTAACACAGGGTGACTACGAAGATCGAAGGCAATCTCTGCAGTTTGCCATGATGAATCCACGTGCCGCTGA